GTCAATGCCTACCTTAACTCTAAGTATAAGGCATTAACCGAATTAACGAAAGTAGAAGCTCCACTGAGAAAAAAGTTTGCTTTTGATGATGCTGATATGCTCCCAGAGGAAGCGCTCAAATTCTTCAAAGGCAAAATCCCTATAAAGAGAAAGGAGCTTTTATTCTACATCAGGAAAGCCTTCACAATCACAGGAATAGAGAAGAACAGGATTCTTGGAGAAGCTAAAATAGTTCTCTATAATCACATGAGACACGGAGACGCCAAGAAGACAAAGAGACTCCTTAGAAGGCTGTTCGATAAGTATCTCGAGACGGGTGAGATTTCCGCAAAGACTGGTAAAGTATTGACCGCACATAGAATTGATACAATCGTCAGGACTAATATAGCGGAAGCTATGAACGCGGGCAGGATGACAATGTATGATGACCCGGATGTTCGAGATTTCATAGTGGCTTATACTTTGAGCATAGTGGATGACGATATGACCTCAGATGAATGTAGAGATAGGATGGGAGAGGTATACGACAAAGACGAATTTACACCGCCACCCTATCACCATGACTGCAGGTCGATAACAGTACCTATAGTAAGCGGTGAAACATACAAGATAACGAAATGGCACCCTCCAATCGCGGTGGGATTCTGATGACTCAAGAACAATGGGACAATACGACAAAACTATTAAAAAGTCTCGCAAAGCCAGATTGTGTGAGATGTTATGGAAAAGGATTCATAGGTAGAGAAGTCAAAAGGGATGTGCTGATTCCCTGCAGATGTATAAACAAAGAAGAGTTGAAAAACAAGATTTTACAGAAAGATAGATTGGTAAAAAAATACAGATGAAACTACCAAGATATATCAAGGGAACTGGTAAAATGTTCATGAAAAATAATGTTGCTTACATTGATTTTATTGTCGACTATAAGGACCCTCTCTTATGGCTTGAGTTTTCAAAAACCTGTAAACTTGAGATATGTATAAATGGCCGTTCAGTCTTTCCAGCGTTTGTAAATGAAATAATTAAAGACATTTTGTTACTTAAATTATATCTTAAATGGAGAACAGGCAATTGAATAAAAAAATAAACAAAAAGACCATGGAGATATTGAAGAAGAATATGATCCACAATCTCCTGAATTTCATGACAGTGAAACAGCGAAAGGAGATATTCCAATTTATCGGGAAGCATTATAACCTTGAAACAGGGGAGGAGAAATGAAGGCAGCAGAATTGTATATAGATGTTCGACCCTATCTCAGAAGTATAAAGATGTGGCTGAGTGTTGCCAGAGACGGAAAACTGAAAATAAAAATAATGAACAGGAAATTGCCAAGAGCAATATGCAAAATTGTTTTATATGTGGTCGCTTTACAATTATGGATGTTAGCTCGGCATAGAATTTTACTTTATGAAGGAGGTAAATAATGCCAAGACCTAATGAGCATAGTTGCGATATAAATTCGGGATATAAGATTCTCGGGCAGATGAGCAGAAGCCACGAAGGCAAGAGATACCAGGTGCTCATCGGAAAGGCACCGGACGGAAAGACTGATGATGCAATATATCACTATCCGAAGGATATATGGGATGCTGGAAGTGCAAGAAATCATTGTATAAGTAAAGACGGGACTTTCCATGCCGCATCACAGAAGATGTCAGATGAGCCTGAATTTTATGAGCTGAAAGATGTTGACTTGGTTGTCAAAGGAAAATGGAAATCCCAGTCAGGTTCGGTGCTGAATGTTACTGATAAAGTGCTTGACAATATTTTGACAGCCTTCAACGAGCTGAAGGGAAAGGTCAACGTCAAGTTCAAGCTCGGACACGACGACAGCCAGAAGCTAATCCAGGCCGATGGATATCCGAACATAGGGATTATTAATAGTCTCAAGAAAGTGGCCGATAGAATCAAGGGACATATTATCAGGATTCCAAAGAAGGTCATGGACTTGATAAATGTAGGTGCTTACAACGAAATTAGTCCGGAGCTAACACCGTCCTACTATGATTCAACCACAGGAAAAACATACAGAAATATCCTGTTCGATGTAGCACTTCTGGGAGAACAGCATAAAGCCATGAAATCGCTGAGCGATATTCACAGCTTTTATTTCGCCAACAATCTTGACTTTGAGCCTGAGTATTCAAACATTGCGCTTAATTTTACAGAACCCTATATTTTAATAGGAGAAAAGAGAACTATAAATTTAACAGCAGAGGAGGTGAAAAAGATGGACGACGAAAAGAGGATAAGGGAATTAGAGGAGGAGGGGCGGAAACAGGAAGAGCAGATTAAGAAATTCACGGAAGACAACAAGAAGCTCACAAAGGACCTTGAAGATAGTAAAACAAAAATCAAGGCCACCGAAGAAGAGAAGAAAAAGGTCCAGGACGGACTTGATAAATTCGAGGAAGCAGGAAAGGCCTCTAAGATAAATGAGTTTATTGAGCAGGGAATAAAGGACGGCAAGATTCTCCCAGCACAAAAAGACAATGTCTTTGCTATGATTTCAGCCGTTGAGGGAAAGACTGTGAAATTCACGGTTCAGGAGGATGGAAAGCCAGTAGAGAAAGAGGGTACGATGATCGACCTTTATAAGGCAATCTCGTATGCAACTCCGATTAATCTGGTTAAGATGACCGAAGAGACAATCCAAGAAACAGAAGACAAGACAGCTTCGGATCAAAAGAAAAAATTGGAGTTCTCAACTGGTATGAAGGTCGTTGATGACGACATTGACAAAAAAGCGAAAGCGTATGCAGAGGAACATAAAGTTGATTACGATGTCGCTTTGAAAGAGATTAGTTAAAAAAGAGCTTAATGAGCCACAAAAAGAAAAGGAAAGGTGATTAAATTGGCTCAAAATGAACCAATTGTGCAGGCATTTTTAGGAGAAGCGATTTCATCGGGAAGTTTTGTATTTGTTATGATTGGCGCAACTGCCGATTCTTGCAAACTTCCAACAGCTGCAACAGATTTACCACTTGGAGTTAGATTAGCACCAGTTATTACAGCATTGGATTCTTGTGATGTCGTTCTCTTTGGTCTGACACATATTTTACTTGGAGCCACAGTCACTCAAGGTGCGCATATCCAGATAAATGGTACATCAGGGAAAGCGAAAGCACTCGGAGCCACAGGATATGACGCAGGGACATGTCTCGAAGGCGGAGATGCTGATGAAATAGTAAAATGTCTCATTAACATCTGCGACATCGTACATGCATAAACGAAGGAGAAATTAAAATGGCACATGATACAGTTACAGGACACATAAATGCCGCCTTGACTACTCTCTCTCTTCGTTTATCAGTTGAGGGATTAGTAGGCGACCAAGTGTCAAAGAGAATAAAAACAAAGAAGCAAGCCGACAAGATAAGAGTTTACGATATGTCTCACATGAGGCAGGAACAGACTCTTATTGGACACGGCGGAAAGAGTGGTGCAAGAAAGTATTCGTGGGGACTTACCACAGACGAGAAATTTTTCTGCGAAGGGTATGGTTTGTTTGATACCGTTACCAGAAAAGAGATGGCAAACTACGACAAGCCTCTTGACGCTAAAGCGGATACGGACCTTGCATTGACCGAAATAATGGCTCTCGATAGGGAGATAAGATTAGCAGCTCAGCTACTCAGCACAAGCATAATCACAAAATACAAAACCCTATCCGGAACAAGTCAATGGTCTGATATCTCCTCTGGAGTTTCAGATCCACTGAGCGATATCAGGGATGCTATACTTTCTGTAAGAACGTATGGAGGTAGAAAAGCAAACTTTATTCTAATGGATTATGAGGTTGCAATATACCTCGGAACACATCCCGATATGGTTGCACTCGTTACTCATCACGATAAAGTTACATTTGTCTCAGTCCTGGCAGTACTCAAGGACCTATACGGTCTTGAGCCCATAATTGCGGGCGGACAGTATAACTCCGCAAAACTAGGAGCTACTGCTGTTCTTGCGGCAGTATGGGGCAAGGATGTTCTTGTTGGCTATAGGCATCCAAATCCAGGACTTAGAAGTTGGACACTTTGTGGCACATTCGATTGGAAACCTGGAAGATTCGTATCTGAATGGCCATCAAACAATCCAGAGGGAACAAATGTAAAAGTCGAGGAATGGGGATTAGATGAGAAAGTCCTCGTCGCTAACTGTGGCTACTTAATCAAGGCAGTAATAGCATAAGGAGGTAAAAAGATGAAATGGAAAAAAACAATCTTTATTCTCCTTTTGCTTGCCTTTGCATTAACGCTGGCAACAGGACAGCGTATCACTGGTCGAATCCGCAAAGAATGGCTTGCTAATTGGCTGAAGTATAGAAGTGCATCGACATTCATTGAACAGAGGGCAGGCTATCACATTATGAGTTGTTCGACTGATGCCGATTATGGTTGGGCTGTGAATGACACACTCGGCAGAGCTGTCAAGGTTAGATTCCTAATGAATGTAGTTGGAGCAACAGTAAAGAAGGGCGATGTGGTTGTTTGGAGTCAACTACAAATTGATTTAGTTGACACGGTTGCCCAGGCTTCTGCGGTTGATACTTTAACTATTGCAATATCAGGCTCAACTGAAAAATCACCACTTGACATCATTACTACATCGTTTAGTCTTGCAAATGCTTGCACACTTGAGATTACAGGCGTTAATTTTGTTGGCACGGCGACCGTGGAATCTATCATACATACAGCTACAGGGATTATATATTCTCTTATTGAGTGGGATTCATTAACACAGGTTAGATTTCTCGGCGGTGATGCAAACGATAGTGTTGCGGTCGATGCCTTTGGACAATCAACTTTCGGACTTACCACAAGCGACGATGATATTCTCCGTTGTGGCGTCGTCTTTTCAGATTCCATACAAGATAACAAATGGGGTCTGATTGCTTACGAAGGCAGAATGGATTCGGTTGAGTGTGATGCTACAGGTCAGGATGCCAGAGTCGGTTATCCTGTTTCGACCTCAAATACAACGAAACATTGCGAACCCAGAACTGCCGCGACTGCTGGAGATGTCATAGGAAGATGCCTTGAATCCGATAATACTAATGGTCGAATAGCAGTTTGGCTTAAGGAGGAGTAATGAAAGTCAGAGTAACAGGGGGCATTTTCGATCACAACGACAAGGAATATATGGCGGGTGATGTCCTCGAGGTCTCAAAAGAGACCTACGAAAAATACAAATTCACCCTTGCCAAAGTTCAAGGTCAAACGAAAACGACACCCGGAAAGAGTAGGATAAAATCTACTCTAACGAGATCAACCGACAAGAAATAATGCCTCGATATTTGGTTGAAGCACCAATTGTCAGGGACGGACATAAGTTCGTCCCTGGGGATTATATTAATATCTCAAGAGAACAAGCGAAACAATGGCACCTGAACAAAAATTATTGTGTCAGGATTACAGACGAGAAACTATTGCAGGAGATATGGGATGAGCAAGAGAGGAGACAACAAGAAGATAGAGAAAATAGACTCTATGATGCAGCAGATAAACTTGGAGTTGAAAGGAGGGTAGTTAAACGTGGCTTACTCGACTGAAGCAGATGTCCGCTTGGCTTGGAATGGAGTTACAACAGTAGAATTACCGAAAGCAACCGTTGATAAGGCGATCACTAAGGCAGATGGCGAAATTGACGCTAAGCTGAATTGCGTATATCCCGTTCCTTTCTCAGCACCAGTCCCGGCGATAATAAATGGTATCTCGATGGATATTGCACTTTTTTATTGTAAGATGTGGAAGGACCCGCGACTTGTTGTTGATGCAGACGGCAAACTTGAAATGAACTACAATCTTGCAATGGAAAGACTCGAGGAAATCAGGGATGGTAAGATGGACATACCAGGAGTCAACCAGAGACAACTCTGCAAAAGTACCAGAGAGGATAACACGGCCGTTTTTGGTGAGGATGGAATGCTCAATGCTAAGCTTGACGAAGACCTTAAAGACAAGATAGAGGATTCGAGGGATTAGTGAAATTCTCTGGTAACGTTCGCGGAGTGGCGAAAGTCAAGGGAAACTTTAATAAGATTCAGAAGATAGGGGATAATCCTGAACTCAAGAAGATAGGTATATTGATGCAGAAGTCAACAATAACTACATTCGAGACCGAAGGCAGCAATCTTCTCGGAAGAAAATGGAAACCGTTAGCTGAATCAACAAAAAAAGCAAGAAAGAGAAGAGGACATTGGCCGGGCAAGATATTGACTGAGATTGGTGTTCTAAAGAGGGCACAAACCTATGAGGTTCCGAAGCCAAGAATACTTAAATGGGGTCCTGATGTTACTGGTTGGTATGGAAAATACCATCAGTCAACTAAGCCAAGGAAAAAACTCCCTCGCAGACAATTCTTGGGTGCTTCAAAAAAAGACGAGAAAATGATTTGTGATACTCTCGGCAAAAAGATAATGAAACGCATATCAATGGAGATTCGGGGCTAATGGCTAAGATGATGATGACAATGTTATTGAGTGAACTCAAAATGAGACTGGTTGCTGGGATTGAGGGAATAAATACAGCCTCAGTTAAGCAGATCACGAAACCTTTTCCAACTCCACTGATCATACCTGGAATATTTTTGGTGGCTATAACAAGTCCGAAAGAAAGGCAGGGCTCGGAACAATTTCGACATATCCATACTGTCGAGATTATACCATTCATAGATTACAAAACAAATCAAGAGGAAAGTCTTATTCATGCTTCAAAGGGACTGATAAAGCTCTGCAATGATATCGAGGGCATTCTTGAGAACAATATGCTAAACGATGAGAACGGTATCCCACAGTTGAATGAATGCAGCATATCAATAGATGAATATTCGTATGAGGACAGAGAAGTGTCAGACAATATCTTTTGCAGATCCGGGCTGATTACCTACGAGGCAACGACAAAGATTTATGTGAAAGCAGTATCATAGGAGGGTTTATGGCTAAAGAAATGAGCTTAAAGGAGCTTGAGAAAGCGAGGGACAAAGCCCTCAAGGAAATGAAGAAGTACGAACAAA